TTGGTCCATTAAAGAGACCGCTAAGAAGATTTTATCGTCAGCTATTGACAATGAAGTCACGACTGTAGGTATTGAGGCAGGAGCACTTAAGAATGCTATCTTACCTTATCTAGAAGATGAGATGAGAGTACAAGGTAGATGGGTACCTATTACTGATGTAACTCACGGTGGTAAGAAGAAAGTAGATAGAATTACCTGGTCCTTACAAGGTAGACTAGAACACGGGAAGATTACATTTAATCCTGACCCTAGATACATTAAGGACTTAGAGACACAATTGATTGAGTTCCCTACTAGAGGAACACACGATGATATTATAGATGCCTTGTCTTATATAGACCAGGTGAGTGTTGCAGACTTTATGCACACTATTGAATTAGATGATGATTGGGAACCTTATGATGATGTTAGTGGATATTAATAACGATGAACTATAACGATGAAAGAGATTACCAAGCATTAGCTGGCTGGTTAGCTACGAGATTAGACCAATGGCGTAATCATAGAGATACTAACTACTTATCTAAGTGGGATGAATACTACCGTCTATGGAGAGGTATTTGGTCTACAGAAGACCAGGTACGTAAATCAGAGAAGTCTAGATTAATCTCTCCTGCACTACAACAAGCAGTAGAGTCCTCAGTCGCAGAGATTGAAGAAGCTACATTCGGTAGGGGTAAGTGGTTCGATATTAAGGATGACCACTTAGATAAAGATAAGAAAGATGCGGAACTAATCCGTAACTTACTACAAGAAGACTTAGAGATGTCTGGAGCTAAAGATGCTCTATGTGAAGTATTCTTAAATGGTGCCATCTATGGTACTGGTATCGGTAAGATTATCACTGAAGAGAAGATTACTAGGAAGCCAGCTGAGGTTCCTGTAGAAGGAACATTAACTACAGCTAGAGAATTAACAGAAGAGACAAGTGTAGAAGTAAGGATAGAAGCTATCTCACCTAAGGAGTTCTTAATTGACCCTGCGGCTGAGTCTATCGATGAGGCATTAGGCGTAGCTCACGAGGTATATAAGCCACGTTATATTCTATCTGAAGGGATGGCTAAGGGTGTCTATAGAAATGTAGATATTGAGGCAGATACAAACATCGTACAGATAGGTTTCGACCCTGAGTATTCTACTAGAGATGCTGGTGACCAGATTAAGATTACTGAGTATTGGGGTAAGGTACCTAAGAAATTCTTAAACAAGAAAGAAGCTAATGATGACTTCGAGTATGATGAGGATGAGTTAGTCGAAGCTGTAGTTACTATAGCTAATGACCAGTATGTCTTACGTGCTGAAGAGAATCCATTTATGATGGAAGATAGACCTTTCATTAGTTACCAACACGATTTAGTACCTAGTAAGTTCTGGGGTAGAGGTATCTGTGAGAAAGGATACAACCCTCAGAAAGCATTAGATGCAGAGATGAGAGCAAGAATCGATAACTTAGCCTTAACTACTACTCCTATGATGGCAGCAGATGCTACCCGTCTACCTAGAGGATTGAAGTTAGAGGTTAGACCTGGTAAGACTATCCTTACTAATGGTGACCCTAGACAGTCTATTATGCCTTTGACTCTAGGCTCTCCTAATCCTAATAATGATGCACAGGTCGCTCTACTACAGAATATGATTCAGATGGGCACTGGTTCTTCTGACTCTACTGCAGCTCCTGATAGAGCAACTAGCTCTGGTATGTCTATGATGCAATCAGCATCTATCAAAAGACAGAAGCGTACACTGATGAACTTCCAGAATACATTCTTAATCCCTATGATTAATAAGACTATGTGGAGAAAGATTCAATTTGATGTAGAGAGATATCCAGTATCAGACTATAAGTTTGTACCTTACTCTACTATGGGTATTATGGCTAAAGAATTAGAGATGCAACAGATGGTCTCTATGTTACAGTCAGTACCTAAAGACTCACCAGCCTTCAATATATTAATGTTGGCAGTATTCCAAAATTCAAGTATTCATAATAGAGACCAGTTAGTCAACGCTTTGATGGAAGGTATGAAGCCTAATCCTCAAGCACAGCAGATGCAACAGATGCAACAGCAGATGACTATGGAACAAGCTAAGGCTGACATTATGAAGACACAAGCTGAAGCACAAGAAGAACAAGCTAAGGCAATGCTACACGCAGCTAAAGCACAGCAAGAACAGCCTAATGATTTAGATATACAAGAACGCTTAGTTAAGCTACAGAAAGAACTAGGAGCTATGGATAAAGTAGCTGCTGAGACTGAGAATAAGAGAGCAGATACGATGCGTAAGATTCCTGAGATTGAACATCTTCAGTCAGAGACAAAACTAAACTATGCTAACGCATCACGTACACAGAGTGTTCAGTGATATCACAAGAAGATAATAAATTTTACCACGATAGATTATATCTAACAGAGCAGGACGGATGGAGAGACTTAGTTGCAGAACTAAAGAATCTTGAAGACGTTACTGGGCATCTAGATAGAGTGGAGAACGAGAAAGACCTTTGGTTCGCTAAGGGTCAGTTGTCAATCCTAAGACAAGTAATTGGATTAGAGGATACAACTAAAGCAGCGATGGAAGAATTAGACCTTTAGTCTAACCCCGTCATTTAATATAGAACCCCCATAATCCAGAAATGGACGGAGACCTAAGATATGAGTAATATAGTAGTAGAGGACACTGTAAGTCCTACAGAAGCAGCAACAACAAAAGAGCCAACAACAGACGTAATGACGGAGACATCACCAGAGGTAAATGCGGAAGCAACACCCGAGGAATATCAAGTACCTGATAAGTTTGCTGGTAAAAGCACAGAAGACATAATCAATAGTTATCAGAACCTCGAAAAGGAAATGGGACGTAAGTCTCAGGAAGTTGGAGAGTTAAGAAAGCTATCAGATAGTTTCCTGCAAGCTGAAGTAGCACGACAGTCACACCCTCCACAAGATAATTCCTCAGATATATATGAGGAACAAGGTACGGATTTCTACGATGACCCAGGTAAAGCGGTAAATCAAGCGATAGAGAACCACCCTAAGTTCCAGCAGTTCCAACAGTTCCAACAGGAGCAGGCACAGTCTGCTGCTAAGGTTCAGTTAGAACACACCCACCCTGATTTTGGTGACGTAGTAAAAGATACTAAGTTCCAAGATTGGGTTAAAGGTAGTCCGATTCGTATGCAGATGTTTCAAGCAGCGGACTCTTATAACTATGATGCAGCTAATGAGCTACTCTCTAATTGGAAGGACCGTTCTATGGTCTCGAAGACACAGGAAGTAACACAGCAGCAAGCAGTAGATAGAGAGTCTAAACTTAAAGTAGCTACTACAGAGTCTAGGAGTGCTTCGGGTTCAGCAGGAGGAAAGTCGTTCAGAAGAGCTGACCTAATCCGAATGAAAATGGAAGACCCTAACAAATATGAGTCACTTCAAGATGTAATCTATGAGGCTTATTCTAATGGAAGGGTCACTTAAATACTATGCTATTGTCCTCATTACATTTTGTAGTGGGGCGTAATCTAAAGGAGAATATAAAATGGCAAATATGACTAATGGTGCGTATCACGCATCGACAAACCCAGGCGCAGTTGGTGCATTCATTCCAGAAATCTGGTCTGATGAGGTAATTGCAACTTACAAAGGCAACCTAGTTGCTGCTAACCTAGTACGTAACATCAGCCACGCTGGTAAGAAAGGTGATTCAATTCACATTCCTACTCCTGGTCGTAGTACGGCTAACCAAAAAGTAATCAATACTGACGTAACTGCTAACACAGATAATGCTGGTACTGAGACTGTAACGATTGACCAACACTACGAATACTCAATGTATATTGAAGACTTCGCTGAGTTGCAAGCTCTTAACTCTATGCGTAAGTTCTACACGGACGATGCAGGTTTTGCTCTAGCTTCTAATGTTGATTCTAAAATCATCACAGACTTAGATGGTGCTTCTGCACTAACTGGTGGTAACTCAGTATTAACTGGTGTTACTAACTGGGATACTTCAATCCTAGCAGCTATCGAAGTGTTGAATGATAGTAACGTACCTGTAGATGGTCGTTCACTAATCGTGACACCTTCTTGTATGACTGCACTAATGTCAACTGACCGCTTTACAGAGCAACAGTTCATTGGTGATGGTAATGCAATCAAGACTGGTAAGATTGGTTCTATCTATGGTGTACCTGTATTTATGTCTACGCAAGTGGGCACAGGTTCAACAGAGAAAGCTTTCTTGTTCCAAAAGGATGCACACGTATTGGCTACACAACAGTCTATCCGTACGCAGACTCAGTACAAGCAAGAGAAACTAGCTGACTTATTTACTGCAGATACCATTTATGGTTCTAAAGTAGTTCGTCCTGGTTCAATCCAAGAATTAACTTCGTAGTAAGTTGATTTAACTCTAGCCCTTCTTCGGAGGGGCTTTTGTTAAGTTAATTAGTAGGAGGTGATTGTGAAGTTATCTAGAAGAAAGAGATTAGCATTAGCAGTATTAGCTATGCGTAGAAGATTAAAAACCCCATAGGAGTATAGAGAATGTCGATAGATAGAGGCTTTGGAATTGCCACAAGTTCCGTACTAGCGGATAGTTATGACTTAGATGCTTTAATATCAGATACAGAAGCAGCTAAAGTAGCAGCTCTAGCAGCTCAAGCAGCAGCAGAGACAGCAGAAACTGCTGTAGCAGCGGATTTAGCGTTAACTAACCAAGACACTTTAGATACAGCCGCTGACGTAGTGCTAACTAATGCTGACGTAGTTACAGCCGAAGCATCTAAAGTAGCCGCAGTGAATGCTCAGACAGCCGCAGAAGCAGCTTATGACTCCTTTGATGACCGCTACCTAGGTTCTAAGACAGCAGACCCTACCTTAGATAATGATGGCTCTGCCCTAATCACGGGTGCTTTATACTTCAATAGCTCTAGTAGTGTTATGAAAGTCTATAATGGCACTGCTTGGGTTGCTGCGTATGCTTCGTTAGCAGGTTCTTTACTTGTTGCCAATAACCTAAGTGATGTAGCCAGTGCTGCAACAGCACGTACTAACTTAGGTGTCCTGCCTCTAGCTGGTGGAGCCTTAACAGGTGCAGTAACTACTAACTCTACCTTTGATGGTCGTGATGTATCTGTAGATGGTGCTAAGTTAGATGGTATCGAAGCAGGTGCTACAGCAGACCAAACTGCTTCACAGATAACTGCTTTAGGTATTGCAGCTACTAGCGTTACAGGTAGTCAGGCTTCAGCTATAATAGCTAACACAGCTAAAGTAACTAACTCTACCTCTGCCTCAGACCTAACCTCTGGCACACTACCTGATGGTAGATTCCCAGCTACATTGCCAGCAATTAGCGGTGCTAACCTAACCAACATACCCACTGATATTGATGGGTTGAGTGATGGTTCAAGAGCAGGCACAAATTTAGGTTTAGGTGTATTAGCGGTAGATGGGACTACATCTGGCACTAATAATGTGGGAGTAGGGCAAAGTGCTTTAACCGCTACCTCAACAGGAGGTTGGAATACGAGTTTAGGCAACATAACTCTACTTAATAATATTAGCGGCTCTAATAACACTGCTATAGGTTACAAAGGATTGTGGTTTAACACAGCTAATAATAACACAGCTCTTGGTTTTTATTCACTAGCCTTAAACACTACAGGCACTAATAATACAGCGTCAGGTTATAGCTCCTTATATAGTTGCACCTCGGGGTCTAGTAATACGGGGTTAGGTGCGGAGTCTCTATTTGGTACGACCACAGGTACTAAGAACATTGGAGTAGGCTATGGTGCAGGGATGCACATCACTACTGGCTCTAACAACACTATAATTGGTGACTACGCTGGTACTACTACTCTAGCTGATACCGTAGTCATTGCAGCTGGTACTACTGAACGTATTAAAGTAGATGCTAGTGGCTTATCTATTAATGGTACAGCTTTCTCTACTGGTGGCTTAGGTAATGTTGTAGAAGATACTACACCTCAGTTAGGTGGTAACTTAGATACTCAAACATTCACAGTAGATGGTAGAGATGTATCTGTAGATGGTGCTAAGTTAGATGGTATAGCTACTTCAGCTAATAACTACACCCATCCAGCTAATCACGCTATTTCAGTTATTACAGGTTTACAAACAGCCTTAGATGGTAAGGTAGATGATTCTCAGGTTCTAACTGACGTACCTTCAGGTGCTGTGTTTACTGATACTACCTACTCTGTAGGTGATGGTGGCTTAACACAGATTAACTTTACTTCAGCTGATAATACTAAGTTAGATAATATTGAAGCCAATGCTACAGCAGACCAAACAGCAGGTGAGATTGAGGCTATTGTTAATCACGATAACCTTGTTGGCTTCGTAGCTGATGAACACATTGATTGGTCATTAACCAATGTAGCTAATATCCACGCTGATAACTATACAGATACTGTTTATGCTCACCCTACAGGTGCAGGTAATCTACACGTTCCAACAGCAGGTACAGTTGGTCAGGTATTGACTAACACTGCTAGTGGTACTGGTACTTGGCAGGATGCTGCTAGTGGAACGCCAGAGGGTACATCAATTTTATCTACGGGTGAAACTGGTGGTACTAAATACCTAAGAGAAGATGGTGACGGTACGTGTTCTTGGCAACCAGTAGCAGGTGGTGGTATTGGTTCGTTCATTGATACATCTATTGCTATCTCTAGCGATGATACTGCCTTAGCTAATGATGATGGTACTGCTAATGACAATGTTGGCATAGGACTTAATTGTCTAGCAGCAGTTACTTCTGGTGCTGGAAATGTAGCTATTGGAGATGGAGCAAGTACAGCGGGTACTACTATTTCTGGCAATGTTTGTGTGGGTCAAAAAGCTGGTAGACTCCATACTGGTCACGGTTCTGTATTTATTGGTAAAGAAGCAGGAGAGACAGCTACTTCTACATCTTACTCAGTAGGTGTAGGTTATAGAGCATTAGAGGGAGATGTTACAACAAGACTTACTGGGTTATACAATATTGGCATCGGTTCACAGGCAGGTAAATTAATATCGAGTGGCACAGATAATATCGCTATAGGTAGAGAAGCTTTATTAAGTAATGCTACAACAATAACAGGCTCATACAACACAGGTATAGGCTACCAATCAGGCTACAACCTAAGCACAGGTCAATACAATGTACTGAGTGGTTATCAAGCTGGTTATGGTTTGACGGCAGGTTCTTATAATCTATGTCTAGGGTGGCAAGCTGGCGATAGTATAACATCAGCTAATTATAACATCTGTTTAGGAGGTAAGGCAGGTGCTGGTGTAGTAGCGGGCGCTAACAATGTTTTAGTCGGACACGAGTCAGCAAAGACTTACAACTTTAGCAATGTAACCGCAGTTGGCTTTCAAGCTGGTGAGTTAAATCAAGGCAGTGATAATGTATTTGTTGGGTATAAGGCAGGCAGGTCTGAAACAGCCTCCAATAAACTACATATAGCCAACAACTCTACTGAATCCCTAATCGAAGGTGACTTCTCAGCTAAGACTGTGAACATCAACGGTGCTTTAACGGTCAACGGTGCTGCGGTAGGTGGTGCTATGGAGTTGATTAGTACACAGACTATTACTTCTGCTGTTGCTAGTGTGGAGGTAGATAGGAACTTTAAGGACGAGAGTTACTTGGGGTATAAGTTAGTA